CTTAGGAAAGTCGGTATCAATGAACACTTGTGTTTATCCTCCAGTGTCGCAGGACAGGGATGTCAGGTGAAAGATTTAGACAAGATTGTCTTATCTAAATGAATTTTAGCAGTTGATAATTTATCAACCCAAATAACGCATTGTAGGCGTAGAATTACGCGCCATATAAGTGTTGCTAGAACCCGGCCTTTCGGGATCCGCAATCACATTTTCGTTAAAGCCAGGAACGCCCATTGCTCCAAGTCCACCACCAGCAGCAATACCGCCCAAGCCAGCTACAAGTGCAGAAGCAGGAACAAGACCTGCAGCGACACCTTTACCAAGATTGCGAGTATTCACATTGCCTGCTGCTTCTGCAGCGTTCAAAAGAACAGCTTGGCGTTTACCACCTTCACGGTTTTTTACCGCAACGTTAAGGAGCCTTTCTTGAATATCTTTTGGCATATACTTGCCAGCAAGACCGCGAGCACCCAATAAACCTGCGGCACCACCTGCTCCACCAGCAAGCCCAGCAAGGACTGCGGAACCAGGATCTTCGCCTTGAGAAAGGGCGTACCCACCCGTGGCTAAGCCAGCGGCAGCGGGTACGCCATACTTAAGAAGTGACCTCATTTACTTACTCCATCACAAACAATTTGTTTGCTAGAACTTGAGGCTGGGCTTGGTTAATGACGCGCCAGGCATTCTGGGGATCACGATCCATCATGTCCTTGAAGCTACCCCAGAAGTTTTCAGGCTGTTGGGCGGCAACAGCAGAGGGGGGAGCGGGGAATTGACCTTGCTCGTAAGCAACAGGTTGGGTGCGGTAACCGGGGGTTTCCAGTTGCTGCTCACTTTCGTACACGGGGTACGGACCTTCAGGACCAAAGAACTTCAGCGTGTAATCGCTTAGTACGTCTGGGTTGGTAAGGATCTCGTTATAAGCAAGGTTCTCCTGATGCTCATTGACAGAGAACTGTGCATAACCCTGGATGGTATTAGCAGCTTGGTTGCCCCAGGCCACTGCACTATCCAGCATCCCTTCCAGGTTAAGGGCGTAGTTATTTAGGACGGCGGGTGCTTCGATTCCGAACGCGTCCATTACCTGGCGGCTTTCCTGGCTCATCCCCACGAAGTCCGCGATTTGCTCCAAGGATGGAGTCGAGGAGGTTTGGGAAGAGCTGGGCGAGTATGCCGGGTTGGCTTGCCAGGTCTGCGGAGCCGATTGTTGCGTAGCTGGGCTGTAGGTTTGTCCGTAGTTCGCCGGGGCGTACTGAGGAGTCGGTGCTGAGGGTTGCCCCTGGAACGGGGATTGGACTGGTGCGCTCAGAAGGTTCACTACCTTGTTGAACGCCGACTCCCAAGGATTGCCCGCCGAGGAGCTCTGCGATTGGTCCGCTTGTTGGTACTGGGGGGCGTACTGAGTAGGGGCTGATTGGTAGCTGGGGGCTGCCTGAGGTACCGCTTGGGGGTAGCTCATACCCACTTGATACGGTACCGGGGCTGCCTGGTAGCTGGGCGCCGGTGCCGATTGAGCCGGTACCACGTAGCTGCTTGGAGCTACTGCTGGTGCTTGGCTCATCTGTGGGATCGATTGGACGGTAGCGTCCTGCATAACTCATCTCCTTTTGTAATGCTTCAAGAGTTCGATACAGATACGGAGTAAGATCCAATCTGGGATCCGCAGCCATCGGTAAGTCCGGTGATTGCGGGTGGGGGGTCTGCATCATGCCACCCACTAAGCGAGAGAAAGAAGAATATGCATTCTGTAGTTCTCCTACCATCCTGAACGGGAACCCAGATAACATCTCGGCCCGTTCCTCATCCGTTTTTGACGGGAAGAGGTATTTCAGTGCTTCAATGCTATCAACACCTAATTCTTGTAAGTTGCGCACCACGATGGAATTGTTAAGGATATCTTGTGTTGAGTCTTCGTATACAGGTCCTAACCAACGCCACTGCACAGTTAAATCACCATCAGGAATAAGACCTAATACACCGGGTGGCACTTGTTGTGTCTTAACACAAGCCATCATTAGTTGCTTGACACGTTCATCAAAACCAGTCAGGGCATCGGCATACATATCCAATTGTTCTGGTGGCGCATCTTCTTTTGGTTCAACGGGTTTCTCAAGACCAGCAGCAGCAGCTAGTGTCTCACGGAATAAACGCTCCTCCTGGTAGATAATTAATTCAAGACAACGAGAGATGCCATACGTATAAATTGCATTTGCTTTCTTCTTGGATGTGGCAGATACACGTCCAAATAGTGACTTGTATTCTGTTGCGGTAACACCTGCTGAAATCGATAGTTCATCTACACCACCAAGGGCGGTGCGGATTTCTTCCCGATACTGACGTGCAAATGAATTTTGATCTCCTGTAATTGCATCAGGAACAATGTAGCCAACTCGGTCATTTGGCTCCAGGTTTGCAATAATTCTTGGAACACGAATCTGTCCGTCTACACCACGACTGACGGGATCTGATTTAAACGTAGAACGACTAAGGGCTGCTTGACTGGTAAAACCTGAGTTGGCTGCAATAGATGGACGCTGTACAACAGAGTCACCACCAGCTTCAATTAGGTCTGTCTTGGGGCGAGAAGATAGAAGGGTTGGGCTACCAAAGAACTGAATGTTCTTACGCATGGTACGAACCAACTCATCGTGCGTGACAATGTGATTGGCTAAACTATCAAACTCACCTACACCTTCAGTTGAAAACCCCTTGGGATTGTTAAAGATTTCTACGCAAGGAATAAAGCCAAGCGTATTTTTAAACGTTTTAGTTTGACCGGACGCTACAGAGTGTGGTTGATCAAATGAAAGTTCACCCTCTGAGTGAGTCTCTTCGATTGTCTTACGCTTGATAGATAGTTTAATGAAACGCCTGGTGCCTTGACCACCAAGGGTTGCAGGTCCCATTAAATTACTTTGATTCACATCTTGTGTGTAGCCAAAGCCATTGCGTACACGATAGCTGTAGATGATTACAACTTCGTCTAGTTCACCGTCAATGTTGTAGTAAGTGCGGTATTCGTGTTTACGGAAAAAGTAAAGACGATAGTTGGCTTGTGTTGGACGTATGTAGAACAGGCCTTGCCCGTCACACATGTAATAGTCCCAGATAGAATCTAAGCGTGTATCAAGTTGATTGTATTTAACGACGCGATCAATAAAGTCTTTGCGTTGATTGCCAAAGTTATCTTGCGCTGGAAAAAACTCAACACCCTGACGGATGCCGAACATTTTCATTTGCGAAAGGTGAGAGGCTACGACACCAGTATCTACGCCAGCCCCTCCATCCTTGTCAAGGTAGGAATCAACAATTTCTTTAAGGCGACCCTTGACATCGACAGCCATTAACTATTCTCAACTCTACTTGTTTTTAGTTTAACAGATTTTTAGGAAACAGTTTTATTTACGTAGCCAGGGGGGATACCTTGACCCATCTGTGGTCCCATAAAGAAACCAGCGTTACCCATTGGCATCATGCCTGACATACCCATTGCTTGACGGTACTTTACATCAATTGCAGGGCCGTACTCACTTGGAAGCATGGGGCGAGTCGGCATTGTTTCAGTTTGACCACCGGGGCGATTTTGATTACGTAGATCACCACCTCGATTCAATCTTCCACCAGGAATAGGCAGATCCAATCCTGCAAACATATTTTGATATGCACCCAAATTTCCTGGAGCGCCTGGTACATTATTCTCGCCGTAAAACATGTGACTAGTTCCTGGTGATTTTATTTTACTCTTCCTCTACTTGGTAACCAGAGGCATCGTGTACCTTACTCAACACAATCCCGGCGCCTTTCAAGTCCCAGTTCAAGACATCGCCTTCTTGCCAACCTAGCTCGTCAATCAGTTCATCCGGAAATTCAATAAACAAATCCCCCTGATCGTTTTCTTGAACCTCTACGATGTAGCCAGTCATTTCGCTAAAAGCTTTTCTATTAGCTTATCAAGCTTATTATTGATTTGCTTGAAGTTATCATGCATCTCTTGAATTTCTCTTAAGAAGTCAACCTTGAGAACATACTCCAGGGGAAGGCGGTTTACTTGATTTTCCAACGCACTTAACCGGCTCTCTTGTGTATGTAACATATCATGCAGGGTACGCACTCTTTCGTGTGCGCGGGCAAGAATTTTATTGGCAACCCAGCTACCACCTCCTATCGAAGAGATAAAAGCCGTTAGGCCAAGTGCAATATATTCCGGACCCACGGCTTGAATGCTTTTTTACTATTTTACTATCTAAAAATCAATCTGAAGATTACCCTTGCGCATTAACCCTGTGATGAGCCAAACCAAAGCGTCAACTGTATCGTCGTGACTGCTAACACCGAAGTTAGTCAGCTCTTCAAACATGGTTGTAAAATTTCGATAGCGATTAAATACCACTTTACGATCTTCAAACATACCCATGATTCCTCTAAAGCGAGCCAATTTATCAGCCCTGAACGCTTTAACAGGATGCCAAATTAAATTGTACAAACCTTCGTTATTCAGGCAAACACGTTTAAAGTCTGATTCCAAGGATGCTTGATACGCAACCGATTCAGACCAAATATCACATGTCGAATACGTAGGGAAGTAAAGACCATTCTCCTCTTTACCGATAATAGACCAGTCATTGAGCAGTTCTTTTAGTTCGTCTAATTTTTCTAAATTACCCATGACGCGAAGGCGTCTGTAATCAATAATATGAATCTGATCACCAATGCGTCCACCAAGAATCATTACCGTGTAATCATTTTTCTCTTTGACTCCAGCGGATAGATCGACCCCAATACCTAACGCATCAAACTCAGTTGCAATTTCAGCTTTGATCAATAGTTCAGGCGAAAGAGAAAGCTCATTTTGCCTGACGATTTGATTCATGTACTGGAAAGAAAAAGCAATAGGTGCCTGCCGCTTCTTTTCTTTTAAGTACTCAAGTGACCACATTTCTGGCCAATAAGATTCCTCTTCTCCTGTTATGGGATCTGTGTTGATGGCAGAAAGAATAATTTGTCGCCAATTATTTTGTTCGTTGAAAGTGGTTGCGTGAATATCATCATGCCTAAATCTGGTACCTAGGCAAATTGCACGTCCACCCTCAAACATGGTGGGAGCAATAACGGCGTTCCAGTTATCCTGCATGGTGCGCCGGATATCTGGGTTAGATATGTCAGCACTACTCTTGATAGGGTCGTCGATACAAACTAGATGACTACGCTTGGAGGTAACGGAACCCTTCAGGCCCGCAGCACATAAGGTAAATTGCTCGTCACCTGTGTTTTCAATACCTGCAAAGCGATAATCAATTGACCAGTACTCGTTACTTGTTACGTTCTTAAGAAGACGCACCGAAGGGAAAACATCTTGGTATCGCTTACTTTCAATAATGCGTTTGATGGTTGCTGACTTGGAACGTGCAATATCAACCGTATAAGATAGATATAGAATCTGTAGAGGTTTCTTGGCAGTGGTGTGAACTCCAATAGCCCATGCCGCAAGCAAACCCAAGACCGTAGATTTGGCTGAACCCCTGCTGGCAAGTAGGTCTAGGTTAGGTCCAGCGATCTTGAGGAGGCAGTCACTGTCCTGGTTGGTGACCAAATGATGATGCCACTCAAGGTGATGCTTAGCTGGCTTCTTCTTTTCGTCAATGTACTCACAGAAGAAGGCGAAGTCGTCTCTTGCCCTTAGGAGTAGATCTTCGTCATCACGTTTACGCACCTTGTGGTTCTGCGCAGCAGCTTGTGCATTACGCCGATAAGCAAGGTGTGTATGTGCTGGCATCTTCAGTAATTAACCGTTACTGAATACTAACCTAATCTTCTTTCTTTTTACGTTTTGACTCTTGGTATTTACGCGCCTTGTCTAATGCAGCTTTACGCTTTTCCTTATCATTCATCTCTGAGCCATCTTCTTTCTTAGCATCTTTCTTCTTTAGATACTCAAGAAATTGAGGCGGCATTTTCTTCTTACTCATCTCTGCATCTGTCCTGGTGAAAGTCTACTAGCACGGCCAGGGCCAAAGTCAATACCTGAACGCATCTCTTGTCCGCGATCCATTGAGGATTGTTCCAAGGCCCGACGACGAGCTGCTTGGCCTTCCATCGCTTGCTGCTCTTGAGCGGCACCCATTTTATTTAAATTACCAGTGCCAGCACCCATGTCAGTTGCGTTTATTCGCTTAACTGCATTTTAGCCCATATACTCATTGACGCCTCATGCAGTGGACCCTCAATGGGATCATCTTTGAATATAGTAAGTAACTCACGAATTGCTTGGTCGGCACCAGCCATTAGCAATCCCTTGCGATCCTTGTTGGAAGTATAGGATTCCACTTGACCGATTGTTGAACGCAATTCTTTTTGCATGGCTGCAATACGTGCTACCCCTGCGTCACGCTTGACGGCAAAATTTTCAATGTCTTCGCGTAACTTACGAAGATCTTCTTGCATCTCCAAGATTTCATCTAGGAGTACCTTGCGGTGATCTGGTTTTGGGTATCGGTTATTTAGCCAAGCTTCACATGAAGATATGGAGCCCGAGTAACCAGAAAATCTTGCATAAAGATAGGACTCAATTAATGAGTAACAATCTTTAGCAAAGGCATGAAATGATTCTTGAGTTGGTGCATCCTGGTTGTCGACCCAGCGGTCAAACAACTCAATATCGATAAGCTCGTTGAGATTGTCCGTAGTCCCTTTCTTCGTCGCGCTGCTTGAATTCCTGGCCTTGCTGGGCCGAAGTCCTCTGCTCGGTTGCTCCTTTTCCGATTGTTTCACGTTCTTGAGCACCAGACTCCTCCATTTTCTTTTTGGAAAATTCGTAAGCAACACCAGCAGCCTGGCGATACTTATCTAAATCAAACCAGTCGTCAGCATCTACCTGACCCTGGGGTACACTACTGGTCATGATAACGCAGACAATGGAGGAGTGGGATCTTGTCGACCAGTTATTTTAGATTTTTTAACTTGTCGATCTTTTGATTCCTGAAGACGGGTAAGGAGTCCGGTAAAGCCATCTAGGCTAAAACCCTGGTCAACTCCTTCTTGTTCTCCAGGAATCACCATCTACTAGAAGTTGCTCATCATGCTACCAAGGCCGGTAGCAAAGATATCGCGACGGCTTTCGAGGGATTTTTGACGTTGTTGACGACCTTTAGATGCTTCAAGGCGATTGAGCAGTTGCTCAAACTTATTGATATCAAAGTAGTCGTCAGCTGTACCTTGACCGGTGGGAGTGGAAGTCATGTGTTAGCGATAAAAACGCTCTTCAATAATTATAACAACCTAAATCTAACCCCAGAAACCAGAGACAAGATTTGAGTATAGGCCACCAGCGGCACCAATTTTAGCCACTTGCTTGCTGCCTTCATTCTTAAGGGATTGAGTTTCTTTATCGATTTCACCTTGTAGGTTGGTAAGACCGGCACTGTACAGATACTGTCTGGTATCACGTACATTTTGTTGTTGTGCTTCCAGCTCTGCTGGAGTGCCTGTAAAGCTTTCCCCAAAGTCAGGGGTAGTAATTTTGGTACGGTCAGCTATGTTGCCGCCGTAAGAAGGAAGAAGTTTGGGATCAAACTTAAAATTATATTTTCCAGTTTTTTCTCCTTTCTCGTCGACAGTTTGATCTCCAAACTGCGTTTTATAATAATTTTCTAGGTAGCTTGAACCAAACTTCTTTTGATATTCCTGACTATTAGTTAGAGAACTTTTAAAGTCCTCCATAGATCCGTAATACCCCTGCTGGAATCGCTCCTGACCCTTGCTTAACTCTTCTGCTGTGGCTTGACGCCCCAGTAACTCTTCATAGGCCGCAGACATCCCTGTAGCCCTTTTTCCGGGCAAGGCTGCGGTGTACTGTTGAGTAAGTTCCGAAATATCAGCTTCTGGGGGAGTGAGCTCGTATTTAGCCGCATAATCACGTAATTGATTTGCAGCAGACTCGTATCCAATTAATCCTTGGGCAAGTTGCTGTTGAGTTGTTGTTTTTAAACCAGAGTAACCAGCCGCTCCTGCAGCATTACGCGAGGCCGTTTCTGCGGCTGCTTCTGCTTTTTCTTGTTGGGCGCGGTCATCTAAACTTTTTTCTCTTGATTGCTGATACTCTAAATACTTTGAGAAAGTATTATCGGGCGGCGGCGCCTTATACTTTACTTTTGGTGCTCCCATGATTACTCCTTATCCAAAATAACTAGAAGAGACTGGACCAAACATAGCATTTGTTTGAGCGAGTCTTGCGGCGGTTTCACGTTCGATGGCAAGTCTATTTTCGAATCTAGCCCGTTCTTTTGCCTCAGGTGAGATGGCTGCCAGGCGTTCTCGCGCTGATGCTTTTGAAAGATTGGCTAAGTCAACATCAGCTAATCGTCTTTTAAATTTTTCTGCTTCTTTTTCTCTACTAAAAGAAATATCTGCTCCAGTGCCAGTGCCAAATATTTGATTGAACAAAGAGCCAGCAAGTTGTCCTTGGGTTTGCTCACGCCCT